CAATCTTTCAGCCAAATATTCGTTTTGAATTCTTGACATGCTCGTGATGTGTGGTATGCTCAGGCATTATTCAGAACATGATAATATTTGGTGATAGATGCGTTATAGACATTGATGTGATTTTCAAAGAGACTAATCACAATTTTGCTATTTTATTGGAAAATCTTGGATTGACTACGAATTTCGATTTTTCAAAAAGGAACAATAAAAAGTTGTATACGCATGAGTTCATCAAAACATTCTGCGAGTTTCTCAAACAGAAAACACATTTAAATTTTGTATTTTTTTCTAATAATTTAACCAAAGATAAGTTTAGAAATCAATTGTTGAAAAAAATCGAACGAATTTTTTCTATAAAGATTTGGTCTGAGAATTATGATTTGATGGAATTTCATCAAAAAATTTTGAATAATGATGCCCGTGTCATATCTGGCTTGGAATTATTATTTGAAAATAGAACAATACCTTCGTTTCGCAAAATTTCGAAATATTTGGAAAAAGAAGGTCTGACGTTTTTGAGCGAATCATATTTCCAAGATATCGTAAATAAAATGATTATTTTCAATCATTAATGTTAAATAATCGTATGAGCAAATTTTTAGAAGTTTTGGAACGTCACGACCCATCTAATGAAAAGAATATTAATGCTTTGATGAAAGTTCAAATGTTCTTACATGAAAAAAATATTCCTTTTTCGTGTAAAGGTCGACGAATCATATTGAATATCGATGATATGGAAATCGCTTTGGAAGCTATGACACCACACTATGTTAATCCTGATAAACTTGCGGATGATGCGATTGACAGTTATGATCAACTACCCTTGTATAAAAAACCATTCAATAGAGCTAAAAAAATTCTTAAAAAAACTAAAGAGGATGGTGATAAAAAAGTAATACCGAAGCTTACCAATTACCTGAAAAAACGTAACGATGAAACTATCAAAGCTATCGACAAAGCATCACAATCATTACGAGTCTCCGCTAATAGATAAACATATGAAATCAAAAACTTTAAACCTTATCAAGCATTATCATAGATTGTTGGAGCAAGACAATCAAGATATGGATTTACCCGCTGATCCATCTGGCGATCAAGATGTTGCCGAAGCTCCTCAACCTGAAGCTGAATCTATTCCATTGAGTTCTCCTGCCGAAATTCGATACATCGAAGATGTTGTCTTGGCTGCTTTGATGGAACCGCGTCCTTCTGGAACAGACCGAATAACTTTAGAGAATTTCTTAGATCTTCTCAAAAAACCTGATGCATCTCAAAGAATTCGAGGTTCTGGTAAAACCGCAAAGGATGTTTACCAGACACAAATTTTGCCGATTATTCGTCCTGCACAAGAAGGACAGGAAATTAGAAACATTTCAGACCAAATGAGTTAAATAATATTATGAAATTTAAAAGAGAAGAAAACGAGTTAATTTGGGAATCATTTCGTTCTAAACAGAACATCAATGAAAAATTTGATGACATGGACGATGAGCTTTTAGACACTGATGATGAATACAGTGATGAAGGATTCGATGATGAATATGGTGATGAGGGATTCGATGATGAATTTGATGATGATTTGGGTGGTGGAACAGTTGATCAAAATATCGTCATGGAACTCGAACCAATGGGTGCAGTTGAACCACAAGAAGTAAACGAAGTTTTGGTATCTGAATTGAAAAAATTAGCAGAATATTCGAAGAGACTTTACGATATGAGAACATCCGCAGAATTTGAAGACTGGATGGTGTCCGCAATCACAATCGCATCTACATATATGTCGGATGTGTGGCATCGATTAGATGCTAAGGCAGATTTTGCAAATACTGGATTCGAGCAATCCGATGATTTCAACCAAATTAGTTAATGAATGAAAACCTTCAAACATTTTTTTGTTGAAAAAAATATTTTAGGATTGGTTGAAGATATTGACATCGAAGGTGTTGGTAAAGTTTCAGCCAAACTGGATACAGGCAATGGTGCATTTAACGTTTTACACGGAGAGGACTTACAAATGGGTAAAGATAAACAAAATCAACAACCAGTTGTCAGATTCACGACAGCAAATGCTATACGTTTAGAAAAAGACGTTGAAGATACCATTTCCATCAACATTGGTGAAGGTAAAACAGTTGAGCGCCCAGTATGTCTTTTTGATTGTATCATAGGGGGCAAAAAATTTGATAGAGTTCCATTTTCGATTGGTAATCGATCCACCAACACTCACAAAGTTTTGATTGGCAAAGACTTCATTCAAAATGAATTAAATGCGTTGATAGATGTGGCATTAAATAATGTAGCTGATAAAAATTTACAAACAGATGGATAAGTATACACAATTACAATTAGTAGAGGAAGGTTTCTGGGATTCTTTTGGTCGAGTTGCTAGAATGGGTATACAAGCTGGCAAAGAAATTGCCAAAGTGGTAACACCTCAATCTTACCAAAATGCTAAAAATGCAGTAGATGCTATTCGTGGAGCTAGAGGTAGAATCAAAACAGAGGGTATGACGAAACAAGAGCGTATCCTTGATTGGTTGGATGAGATGGGCTTCACACCAATTGAAAACGCCGAACTTAAAAAAATTAGAAATTTCGGTGGTGGTAAAACTCATTGGGCTATAGATGTTGGTGTGAAAGGAGTCGATAAACAAGGTAATACGATAATCATTAGAAACTTTAAAGAACCAACCGCAATTATTCAATATGATGATTTAAAAGATGGTAAATCTGATACTGCTACTATGAAATTCGTTCTCCGTCCAGATAGAAGAAGAATGTATTATAATGATGATGTTTATGATGATGATGGTGCGGATAATCAGCAACAAACTGGCAATACTTCAACCGCTACTCAACAAGCTGGTAATCAACAAACTACTACTCAACAAACTGGTAATGCTCCAGCCGCTACTCAGCAAGCTACTACTCCTCCTTCAGCTACTACTCAGCAAGCTAGCAATTCTTCAGCTGCTAAAAAACAACCAGCCAAAAAACAACCTGCTAGAAAACAACCTGCTAGAAAACAACCTGTCAAAAAACGGACATCTAGAACCCGATAATTTTGACAAATTTTAATATCATACTAAATCTAATTATGGAAGTTGAAATATTGGTAAATGAAGATGAATTCTTTAAAATTGTGACAATCGATACTTGAAGAATTTGCTAGAAAAATCTTGGTTTTCGACTAAGTAATATTAACATGGCGATAAAAAAAATTTCGAAAGAAAGACGTAAAGATGCCAGAATATCTGAGATCGAAACTGCTATAAGTGAAAACTATAACAAATTGGATTTCAAATTCAAAAAACGGGCATTCAAGCTGACCGATAAACAAAAAGAACTGGTGTCAATTATAAATGACCCGACTGTTAAAATAATAATCATACAAGGACCAGCTGGAACTGGTAAATCGTGGACATCTGTATATTGCGGATTGGGCATGATAAAGGAAAAGAAGTATGAGAAATTACTTTACGTCAGAGCAATGGTTGAAAGTGCTTCCAAATCCATGGGTTATCTACCTGGGTCTGAAGCTGAAAAAAGCCAACCATTCAATGCAGTAGCTTTTGAATTGATTAACAAAATAGTGGAAGATGTTGATTTACCAAAAATTAAAAAAGCTGGTATTATCGACACTATGCCAGTGAATCACGCTAGAGGTCATACATGGGATAATATGTTTGTATTGGTTGATGAGACTCAACAAATGGAAACGAAAGAAATATTGACTGTGATGAGTCGTATAGGTGAAAATAGTAAATTGGTATTAGCTGGCGATAGAATGCAGCCTGATATCAAATGTAGTGGTTTTGAGGGAGTATATAATGTTTTCAATGATCAGGAATCTATTGATAATGGTATAGTAACCTTTGAATTCACTGAAGAAGATATTGTTCGGTCTGAAATTCTCAAATTCATTGTTAAAAAATTTAAGAATCTATAATTACACTTGATTTTTTCAATATTCGTGATAAATCATGATATATGAAAATTGCATTAAGTGGTAGCGGTAATGTCGGCAAAACAACACTCCTCAATTCTTTTTTGAGGAGATGGCCAATGTATAAGACTCCCGTGAAAACTTATAGAGATATTATAAAAGATAACAATCTTTCACATTCATCAAATACAACTGCGGAGACGCAACTTACTATTTTGGATTGGATGACTCAGACCATGGAGATCAACAAAGATGAAAAACATATTATTTATGATCGTTGTCCTTTAGATAATCTCGCATATAGTTTATATGCCGCTGAGAAGAATTTGATCGATGAAAATGTTTTGGGTGTGACGGTTGATGTGGTTCGTCGTTCATTGAAAAATCTGGATATTATTTTTTGGATTAAGTATGACCCCACGATCAAAATCGTGAATGATAGTTTGAGAGATACTGACGAAACTTTTATCAAGGATATCGACGAGATCTTTGCTGGTTTGTATGAGCAATATTCCGACCATTTAGAAAACACACCATTTTTTATTGCTGATAATTGCCCTGCTATTATTCCGATTGAAAATTTACCCGCTCTCGATAGTCGCCTCGCATGGATTGGTGAATTTATTGATCAAAATGGTGATTTGATCGAGACTGAGAGTAGTGTTCTCGACCCCAAGAACTTGGAGTTAATGGAAAAAATGTTGAAGGAACAGGGACAATGGGTTGAGAAGGATAATCAATTTAAAAATTTGGCTAAAGAACTTAAAAATTTCAAAATATAATGGTATACAATGAAAAAATTGGAGTTGGTATTGTTACATACAATAGACCTCATTTGCTGGAAAAATTATTGAACAGCATATCAAGCTGTAATTTCATTGATCTCATCATTGTGAATGATGGTGAGCGCATTGATAACTTGAAAGGGTGGAATTATTATCTTGTAAATAATGATACAAATTTAGGTGTTGGTAAATCAAAAAATGTCGCTATCCAACATTTGTTGGATAAAGGATGTGATCATATCTTTTTGATTGAAGATGACATCTTTATTAAAGATGTGACAGTGTTTCATAAGTATATAGAAGCATCTAAAATATCAGGAATTCAACATTTTAATTTTTCGCAACACGGGGTTATGAATAAATCATTTGACTTTAATCGTGCTCCAAATCCCAGAGTGATTATAGATTACGGGTCAATTAAAATTCCGTTGTATCCTCATTGTGTTGG